GGATGCACTCTTAGCTCAGTTGGTAGAGCAACTGACTCTTAATCAGTGGGTCCAGGGTTCGAATCCCTGAGGGTGTACCGAAGCCGTGAGGCAAAATGAGGAAAAGCTCTGAAAATCAATTGGTTTTCAGAGCTTTTTTTATGTCCTTTTCTTTCTCTTATACAAGCCGCAAAACGATTTGTGTACAAGCCGCAAAACGATTTGTGAGAGTTTCTCAAAACGATTTGTGTGATTTTCACTTCTATTAATATAAAACGAAATGTGATTTTTGTGATAAACAAATAAGGCTAAAAGATTTCCCAATACTCTAGCCTTTTCATTGATTCATTAAACACCACTTGAATACTAAATAAATTCTTGTTTATAAAGCATTATATCAGTATAAGTAGAATTGTAATTCATTCTAGCATTGAACTCTTCCTTTTTCGCATTATTAAACGGATTACCAATATTGGGATGATTACCCATCCAGCAGCACAACTCTAATATAGATGATTTATTACTTGTAAAATAAATGAATGATTTATCCACAAGTATAGCTAATACATCTAAATAATCTGAAAGCCTCCAATTCATGCGATATGTTCCGACTTCAGTAGTTGTTTCTACAAAAATACAATAGTCTATGCTATTGACAATGTTTAATGAGTAGAATATGTGTAGAGTACAGTATATACCGGTAGGATATATAATGCTTATAGCAATATTCTCATAGTGACTTAAAGTTACTGAGTTATTCTACTAGCCATTAAAATCATTTTTTCTTTCATACAATTAAGGTTTTGATTATATTTGTAAATAAAGTCTCTTTGAGGCCTATATATTTTATGTTTGTGGGGTGCAGAGGCACCCTTTTTTTTGTGCAGGTTTATGATAATGAATTAAACCAGGCTCCAAGACCGACAGAATCAAAACAAAAACTGTTCCGATTAGCACCGATGAGACTTTCTCCCATGCCGTCAAACCGCTCTCCTGCAAAATCACAATGAACGAAATGAATGAGCAGATAAACCCACCTCCTAAGAAATGCAACGTTTTGTCGTTGCCTACTTTCTGAATCAAATTGTCTAAAGCATTCATAAAACTAAAATTAAGATTACTACCCACAACAATATGCAAAGTATATACGGGTATGATATATACAAGCCTCTCAATATTTTTCTCATATAATTTGAATTTACCCGGTTATTCTATTTTGTAAGTGTTAGCACGATAGCAATATCCGTATGAAGTATATTTTCCGAGGAATAGCTGTTTAGCTCCAGTATATACATTCCCACTCACTTGTGTAGATGCCGTTCTGAAATCCCACAGACCGAACGTTCCCTGATAAGAGTAAGAAATGCTGATAACTCCCTCTTCGTACATCGTTGCGCCTCCTTGTTCGGATGAATACATCTTAGGGATTACATATACACGATAATCTTTGATAAGATGATTATCCCAGTCTATGGATACCTGAACAACTCGTGAGACATTGTTTGCACCGTTTGGATTATTGGAAGAATTGTTATGCTTATTAGTAGAATTGTACCCGGAAGTGCCGGAAGCTGCTGTGAACATATTGTTGTCAAAAAGGGTATAGGTGGGGTAATCTTTCCCGCCTATTTTCTTCATACCCCAATATTTCACATCATGGCAGTGGAACCATTGCCAATCTTCCCAATCATCATCAGATACTTCCGTCAGACTCTGAGGCACATCTGTAAAAGAGAATCCTTCGGGTAAAACTCTTTTACTGTCTATGTAACCTGAATTTCTTCTACCTCCGACTCTCCCGATGATAGCTTCATCGTAGTCGTATGTGTCAGAACCTAACGTAACAGTACCGTCTGATTTTTCCGTTCTCTTTATTTTAATCCAACTTTCCCAGTTACGCATATTGAGAATAAGATTCCCATCATAATCGAGTCCGATGGTATTTTGATGGTTTTCAATGGCAGAGGAACTCATTTCTCCAAAGGCGTCGGTACATAACTGCGGATATTTTATTGAAGAGAAATATCCAATCTGCTTCCATACACCATTGACTTTTTTTATTTCTTTAGCCACAATTCCATTTATTTGTGTACTACTTCCTCCAGGAACTTCAACCGTACCTGTTGCACTTGAAAGAATTATCAGATGTTCATCACTTATATATACAAAATCATGTATATCTCCCCCTTCTATATTTGTTTCTATTGTGTTGAAATCTCCGTCAAAGATGGTTATTCCCTTGCCATTAGGAACTACATTCTGCGCTGTGTCCACAACATACCTTCCCTTTCCATCAGAAATGTAGAAGTGCTCGAAGTTGCTATACGTGCTAGTCAATGCAGGTGATATAGCCTTAATCTTCATCGGGCCATCTTCTGACAGGTCAATCAGGAAATCTGTATTCATAATAACGAATCTGTCAAAGTACCCGTTGAAGCTTCCTTGAAGAGTTAATGTTTTCCAATTTGTCGGTAGTTCGCTGTCTGATATTGCAAGTTCGACTTCTTTTGCCTTTATATTCCCATCAGTGTCAACATAGACCTTGAAATACTTACTTCCGTCCTCATTCTTTATATACAGAAGGTCGTTAGTGAGGTTTCTTTTTTCTACACGCAGTTTAGGAATTGTAAGGAAATCTCCTTTCTCTGAACCCGTGAAGGCGTATTTCCCTTTACAGATAACCACACTTCCGTCATTAGCACCTTCTTCTTCAACTGCAAGGCGTATGTATCTTACCCAATCCATGTCTTTCGGTATTTGGAAGGATGCTCCGAGCGTAGAACCGTCTGATTTGTATAGCCTCTTCCCGTTTTTGTCATTCTCATCTGTAACCACAATCATTCCGGTCTCCGTTCCTGTTCTTGTGAACCAGTCTCCAGCTCTAGCATCTATCGGATTTGACATTGAATATCCGTCATTTGGAGGTGTAAAATCATTTACCCCGTCATTGAAAGTTTTCTCGATTTGGTCTGCAACCAACAGATTAACGGTATTGTGGTCTATTACATCGGAATCGTCTGATAGGGATTTTTCTTTAGCAACGGTATACTCTCCATTATTTGCCGTGTACGGATTTGGGGCATGGTCTCCTGTAGTTGCGCTTAGCCATGACCATCTAGCTTTAACAGCATTTTCAGGAACTTCTATCGTTATATATTTCCACTGTCTTTCTCCTAGAAGGTAATACCCCGAAATGTAAGTGTCGCTTTCATCGTAAAATGCAATACCTACACATGCAGTAAAATTTGATGCCCATCCGACTTTGCATGATATTTTCTTACACCCTTCTATATCTGCTTCAAAGTATTTCCAAGCGTCTGAATACACAATATCTCCGGTATTTGCATTAATATAATAATTGCTTGTCGAATCGGCCATGTAAGTCTTTTCTGTCAAATCAGCATTCTCAATTTTACTTGATATTTCGTTGTTAAACTCATATTGTGTCTGCGTTCCATATTTAACCTGAGACGAATCTATATTTATGTCTGAGTTTAACGAATAAGCCCCATTGTTTTCTTGTATTTTTGAATTCAGCCACGACCATCTTGCAGTAACTGCTCCATCGGGTATGTCAAGTTCTACGTCTTCTGAACCTTCAAAGACAAGCTTATAATAACCTGAAATAAAGCTATCACTCTCATCGTAAAATGCTAGCCCTACATTAGCGGAGGTGTCTGCAAATCCGACTTTACAATATATTTTTTTACAACCTTCAACATTTGCCTCAAAATAATCCCATTGGTTATTACTTACAATACTACCGGAGGAAGCATTGATATAGTAACCTTTTACAAGAGTAGCTGTTTTTTTTTCTCCCTTATTGTTAAAAAATCCATTAACTCTATCGTTGAAGTCTTTTTGCGTACCGTCATTGTAAGCAATAGATTCTGATGGAATATTTTCATTTTTTGATAAAACATATTTTCCTTCTGACTTGTACGGCATATAAACATCAGACCAAGCCCATTTCGCAGTAACCGCTCCGTCAGGTATATCGACAGAAACATTCTCCCCGTAGTTATCAGTAGACTTTGTAAATCCGCTGATAAACTCACCATGTTTGTCGTAGAAAGCAATTCCTACCCCTGAAGAAGAGTAAGCAACGTCACACGTAATAGTTGCATACCCACTTACACGTACTTCACAATACTTCCAATTTGAGTTGTACGAGGTTTTTTCGCCTGTATTAGCGTTGATTGCGTATCCAAGTATAAAATCAGCTACTCCATTCTTTCCCTCTCCGATAGGGTGATACTGCGAGTCGTAAATACGATTCCAATTCGAATCATCAGCCCATGATGTGTCGTCAAAAGCTGTACCTATATACTGCTCGTTAACAGCATTCCCTTCACCGTCTTTGTACGAAATTTGAAGAAGTTCTTTTCTATCTTTTAATTGGACCTGCTTCCTGGTAGTAGCAGCATCTGTATTCCATGTAAGCGTTTTGTTACCTCCATCAGAGCTTCCACCTCGTACATTGCTCGAATAGAAGTTTGTCCCGTCGTAGTATATGTCAATTACTTCTCCATCCTCCCATGAGTTGTCGCTTGATGCGCGCTCATTATCGTAGTACAACGGCTTTGCTCCCAATGAGTTGATATTAAGAGTAGCGTTGCTTGCCGTATTATTGTTAGTCATCTTAACAAGCAGGCGTATGCCTGTTGTAAGGCTGGTAAGCCCAATAATTGATACAGTTTTGGCTGCTGTGCTGGCTGCAGTGTCGCAAGTAACATAGTTAATTCCGGCTACTTTATTTGACACCTCAGTAAGTTCTTCCTTTCTTGCATAGTCTGTCAGGTCAACCGCTTCCGTATCAGGTGCAGTTCCCGTGTTATGCCACGTCCCGGCCACCTGAACATCATAAACCGTACCCGGATAAGGTTCTCCTACATAGGCTGTATCTCCTACCTGTGGGGACGGATATTTTTGTTTTAACACGGTTTCAGACGTGAAATATCCTCTGAATTTTGTTGTAGCAGACTTCACTTTCTCCAAATCCACATTGATGTTTTGAAAGTTTGAATTGAGGGTACTCGCTGTGTCACCCCAATTCGAATCTTTTTTTATTTCTGAAAGGTTTGCCATATCGTTACTGTCTTAATGTTTTTATAAAATAATGTACCTCAGATTGGGTTAGAGTACCAGGATTTATTACGCTTCTGAGGATGCATACCATTCCCAGCACATCACCTTTGCTCAAAATTACCTCCGTTATTTCATTTCCATTTTGGTCAAATAACTTTGCTCCATCAGAAAGATGTATCGCAAATTCAGAGTTGTTCTGTACAGAAACACCTATGAAAGATGAATAAGCAGGCACAATCACATCAATATAAAATCCATTTGCACCTGCTTCAATTCCAGGTATCTTCTCTGAAATCTGCTGGAAGTTTGGAAGAAGGACCTCAAAACGACCTGTATTGAAAGTGTTAAATATAAGTTCATATATCTGGGCACGTCCGATATTGTTTATGATGAAATTCCGTATAAAGTCTTCGTTGTTAGGTATCAGGTTAAACCCTGACATTGATCCGAGCACGGTCATACTGTAACCGAGTAATGCTCCATTTGCGTTCACCCGCAAACCACCAATTTTTGACCCTTCACCAGCTTCGAGGACTCCATTTACCTTTAACTTGTCACCTGTAAAGTCAATGAACGGATTATTCCCTTCTTTTTTCCCTATCCATCCGGTTCCATCCGCATTGAGTCGGGTCACTCCGTTACCCAAATCTACCATTCCTCTGAAATATCCTCCCAGGGCATAGATGTATCCACGAATGAACACATCTCCACCATGTGTTGCAACGAACTTAGCTAAAGATTGCCATTCATCATCCATAGGAGTTTCCCCTCCAATCAATTTCTGAACTGTTGCGATTGCCTGCTCAAAAGTACCTCCAGCCCAAAACGCCACATCTGTGTCATCATTGTAGATTCCACTGATACCGGCATTGACCTTCTCCATCACTCCATTTACATACTTACCAAGTTGAATCATAGAGGTAAGTGTAAGTCCACCAATAAACTGTGTCTGTCCTTTTAACGCATCCTGCAAGTACCACAGACTTTTGAAATTATCCTTTACGGAGTCTGGGTCTAGCACGGACGGACACCAGTCTGTCGGTATTGTACCACGTTCCAACTTCATGTCGCAGAAGGTTGCGTCGCCTGACAATGAAAGCAACGTACCTCCGTTGTTAGTGAATACATGAGAGTATTTCTGATATTCGCTAGTTAGCTCCTGAGAAATAGTGCTTCCACCTACCACGATTTTGAATGATGTGCCTTTTGCCTTGTAGCTTATCACATAGTTTTCATTTTGTATGAGCGAAACGTTCTGAGAAATACTGCCTATCGTGGCAGATACACCTGACGTGGCATTTGAATCCTCGTTTAGTGTTGCCGTACCATTCCACTTGTCGAGTGTCGTGTTGTACATCTCTGTTCCTTCTTTCAGAGTCGTATTTGAGTTAAGTTTAAGTGACTCGAAATCACCAAGAAACCCAGTATTCAAAAGAAGGTTTTCTCCACCTATCTTTACGGCATTATAGATTTCATCAGGCAAATCCGTAAAGTTTCCTGCGCCCTCTGAGCCTTGCTGTATCTTTACCTTTCCGGATACTTCAACACCTTCTTCCTGATCATACTTAATGTAGGTTTTACCTTCTTTGTCTCCCACATAGGTATCTCCGTATGTAACAGACTTGTATCTTCCGCTTACCGGGTCATAGTAATCCATCTTTACGGCTTTGTCTTCGAGGCTGTAGCTGTCTATACCCTGATAATATTTAATCGAAGGGCTGTCTGTACCAAATGCTGATATGATAATTGCCGCCTGGCGTGTCTTGTCCGTCCGGTGTCCTAAGCCAACCAGCTCATCGCCGGCCTGCGGGATGGTGGAACCGGTGTCGCAGTCAGTTTTGCTGAGGTCGATGTAGTCGGCCCCAACAGCTGTCACCAACCTCCAGTAGTAAGCTTGTTCAGTGAGATTAAATGTCTGCCGGCGTGCCTGGGTGCCAACAGTGAACTGGTTCTGCAAGGTCCGGTCTCCGTCTGTCTGCTCAAAGTAGCATCTGTATGCAGTGTCTGTTTCTTCTACCTTGGAAATCGTCATACCGGAAGGTGACACAATGAGCATACCTCCCACATGCTTTGCTTCCTGAATTATAAGTTCTATAAAAGTAGCCAGCTTGCGGATAGTGAGGTAATCGAACTCTGCATGAGAATTCCCATCCTGGTCTATCTGTATAGCTCCTCCGGTTCCAAGCAATCCGGAAACAAATTTACCCAGTTCAATCCCTTTTAGAAATTTCTGTAGATATGGGTTTTCATCCGTTTTGTCCTTGCGGTGAAACTTTAGCAGTGAAGCCAAAGCAGAATATACATTATTGTCAGAAGGTGTATTCCTGTCTGTACTTGTTAGTATATCAATAATCGTCTGTTCCGCCTGTCTGGCCACTTCATAACGTAGCGAGTTCAATGAGTTATCTACAGACGATTTCCACCCCGTTCCTACCTCATCCGAGCAGGTTATCGTTGCCTGGCACAAGTCGTTCAACTTGCGCTGCACTTTCGTGATACGGGTATCCTTGTATCCGCCGGTGGTGCCGAAATACTGTTCTGACAGCAGACGCACGTTCCACCCGATGCGGAGCGGCGTGTTATTCTTCTCAATATAATTCCGGTCCGTGGTTCCGGTGTATTTGTTCGGGTCAAAACTGTAGGTATTCAGAAAGTCATCGACAGCCTGTTTGTACGCCTGTTCCGCTGCAGTAATGTACTCCTGTGGCATGGCGAAGTTCCACGGAATGTATTGGTCGCCCGGAGTTGGGATAATCGCTCCTCCCGGAATCTGAGTCGTATCATCCGGATACACGTTGATGATCTCCCACTCTCCAGTGTCTTCGTGCCATGCGGCCTGAAAGGAACCGTCAGTTCCACGTCCAGCCAGTTCGCCTGTCTGGAATTGTAACATATAGTCCAGATCTGGAATCCCGTAGTCTTTCGGATTCCAGTTCATTCCGTTGTCCTTGAAGTAATATACAGTATACTCCCGTCCTTCCTCATTGGTTTTCTCTTCCGTTCGTACAGAGGATACTGTACCCACGTACTTAGGGTATATTTCAGAGAACGCATCTTCTTCGGTTTCTTCTTTCACTCCATACAGGTCTACGTTTTTGTCTACATAAAGAGATCGGTCAGGAAGTTGCAGACGGGAATACCCGTACTTCGTCGCATCAATATTGCGTGTGCTGCCCAATGGGAACAGACGGGTAAAGAACTTCACTTCTCCGTTATCTTCCTGTGCCAGATTGGTTAGTCCTTGAAGATATCCAAGCTCCACCACTTCGCCACGTTCAGCCTTGCAGAGATTAATCACATAACCATCCGCCCACATTTCTGTTTCAAATGTGGCGGCGATGCCATTACTTCCGAAAGCTGCATCCCAGCATTTCACGTTCCGGTAGTCGATTGTTTTGTTTTCGGAGGTAATCACGGTTCCGATGCTCCACAAGTTTCCACCAGCACGACGGTTCATGTTGTCAATCCACAACTGAAGGTGTTCGCGCGGGCCGCCATCATAACTGAATTCAGACGTGGTTCCACCTTCCTGGAACAGCATCAGCGTATCTTCCGCGTCATGGATCGGCGCATAGAACTTCACGCTGTATTCGTAAGTCTGTGTGTTCTTCTGCTTCGGGCGATAACGTGACTTTACCTTATAGCGCACGCCTTCCAGTTCTATGTAGTCATCCACATCCAGCTGAACGTATGCGGTATGGGTGAAGGATGCAGATACGCTGCATTCTCCACCTATTTCCTCTGTGACGGTAGAAGAAGAATTCGGGCTGGCTGTCAGTCGAAGGTTGTTGTTTTTATCGTATATTTTCAGTTCCATTTAATCAGAGTTTAATCAATCCTAAATAGAAGGCTGCGGCTCCATGAATTTCACAGAAAACAGCACATAGAAGCGGTCTCCTTCGTAGCTTTCGTACCAAGATGGATCTGCCGGCATATCCTGATACACCATCTTGTAGGTGCGGTAATTCTTTACAGAAATTGACAGCATTCCCGACGTGATCAGCGTCATCATACGCTGATATTTTTCCAGGCGGTCAGTTACGGAGGTTCCACGGAGAAAGAACTGCAAGGTACGCTCGATGCTATTCAGTTTCACGTCCGGATTCAGAGGAAGTTCTACCCCAACCCGTTCCCGGAAGTCGACGGTGGTAATATCTTTGGCCGAAGGCATGCGAAGCAGAGCGTCCATGTTCACGTGTCCGCCTTCTTCCGTCTCTCCGAGGAAAGCACCGTATTCCGTCCATACGTCTGTCCCGTTTATTGTAAGAAATCCTGTCAGGTCCATATTATTTCAGTGTTATACCGTTCAATTTCATGTCACTCAATATCTCGTGTATTTCCACCAGGTGTGCCGTGTGTCCGGCTATGGTGGCCAGTGTCTGGCTGTCCTGCTTCTGTGTGTTGCGGATTTCCTGCACAAACTTGTCTGTATTGGCCAAGTGTGTCTGCATGTTCCGTCCTATCCCTTCAAAAGTGGATATGCTACCCTGACTCATTGTGGTCAGTGCCCCGCTGCTGGGAGACTGGCTGCTGCCGGAACTATCCGATGAAGTCCATCCGAAATCTTTCATGATTTGCTCACGTTCGGCCAGCATATCATTCACAATGTCCTGATATTTTTCCCGCAACAAATTGGCTTCATCTTCTGTCAGTTTGTTCCCAGACTCCGCATCTGTAGACCACATATCATACAGATTCTGAATCTGCTGTTTGTATTTCCCGGCAATCAGTGATGAGAATATGGCATTCTGTAGATACTTCTCGAAGTTATCTGCAAAGTCCTGATTGGTGGCATCTAGGTCCGACAGCATACTGTTGAAGCTGTCACGGAATTCGTCAAAGCTGACTCCGGTAAGCGCTTCCTTCTCCTGTTCGGCAATTTCCTGAAGCTGCTCGCTGTACTTATCTATGTTCTGAATGTAGGTCACAAACTCAGAGTTGACTGCCGTCAGTACCGACACAAACTTTTCGTCCTGAAGTACCTTACCGATGACATCCGCATCAAGATTGATCACGTCACCAAATCCCTGTATATTTGCTCCAGTTAATTCTGAAAGTCTTCTCCAATCCTGTGAACTCATACCATTGTTCACACGATATCCAAGAGAGTGACTTCCGATGCTGGCACCGCTACCCGACAGTGCGTTCATCAGCTGCCGCTGGCGTTCAATCTGCACATCTACCAGTTTCTTCGCTTCCTCGGCTGCCTTCTGTGCTTCTGTACCGTAGTCGATGTCAATGTATTCCTGCTTTTTTGAAATAAGGTCATCCCAGATTGTAATCAGTCCTTCGTACTTTGACTTCATATTTTCATATCCGGAATAATCTGCACCGCCGAAGCCAAACAGTCCGGCTATGGTATTTCCTACTCCAGTAAGAATTTTTATTGAACCGGTAATGGCACTGAAAGGTTTTGTCAAGTCGATACTTTCCAGTCCACTCATTACCTGCCCCAGCCCGTTCAAGGTATCGCTCACTGCTTCCGGAACCTTCACGCCAAAATTGCCAAGCATTTCTACGATGTCATTCCCTGCATTGACAACAGCCATTCCTTTCTGCCCGATGGAATTGGCCGCTTCGGTTAGGCTCTTCTGTGCGCTGTATCGTTTATCCTGTGCGGCACGCAATTTTTCTTCGGCTTCTGCCTGTGTGACCAACTTACGGGTAATCGTTCCGGTCGCTTCGTCGTATTCCTCTACGATTACGCTTCCTCCCATCTGCGTCTGATTCAACAGATTTTGGGCTGAGCGAACTTCCTCCATTGCCGACTTGTAGTCCTCGTATCCCTTCTTCATCGTTTCGAATGGGGAGCGGTCGGCCAGTTCTGAGTCGATATCCTTGAACGCATCCATGACTTCCTTGAAGGACTCGGGGCTGATGTCATCGCCTATGCCTTCCAAGTATTCCTTCAACTTTTCGCGAAGGCTTTCCAGTGTATCGGTGGAAACACGGCCCAAATCACCGAAAATCTTGTCCCAGTCCATCCCTTTCTTCATTTCTTCAAAGTCCAGGCTTGCCAGCTTGTCGTCACGTTCACGCACAAGAGTGTCGGCCTCTCCTTCTGTTTCCGCAGCGGCAATTTTCCGGGCGTAATCCATTGCAATGGCCAGACGCTTCTCCTGATACGTTCCGTATTGTTTATTGTAGTCGATAAGGCTCTGCGTGGCCTTGTCGCGATATTCCTGTTCAATCTGATATATCTTTTCGTTGTACACCTGTTCGGCAAGCACGCGGTTTGTATTTGCCGTATTCTTTACATCGTCGTACTGGCTCTGTGGGATATTGTCACCCTGCTTACGTGCCTGATCCATCTTTGACAGCATATCCCGTTCCTGCTTGTCAATGTCGGCTACAGACTCATCGTATTCCTGCTTGGCCAGTGCCATACGCTTGGCAATACCTTCCTGCATAATCTGGATGCGGAGTTTTTCTGTAGTTTGCTGTGCTTTTACGCGGGCATCGGCAAGCTGGGAGGCATAGTCTGTTTTTTCTTTGTTTACCCCTGTTTCTGTTACTCCGTTAGATTCAAAAAGAAGATCCTCTATGTTTACTTGATTAGCCAGGTTCTTATTGAACTTGGTCAAATCATATATCTTCTTCCTCCATTCAGTAATTTTTTCTTCGCTTTGATTGAAGAATCTGTCATAATCCCGGTTTACAGCGTCAATTACATCATTGCTTACAGGAAGGAATGTCCTATTTTGTCCTTCCTTCAACTTGCCTACAGCCTCCGTTCTTTTAACCTCGTTAAGTTCTTGTTTTTTGTATTCTTCCGTTATTTTTGATTCAAGATCCAGTATTTCCTTACTGTTCTTAATCAGTGTCTCTTTTGCAGCTTGCGCTTTTGCTGAAGCCATAATAGCTGTGGCAAGTTCATTGTATTTGTCAGCAGCTTTTCCCACTAACACCTCTTCATCACTAAGATTCTTGAAGTATTGAGGAAATTCTTTTTTCAGCTCCTTTACTGCTGATATACGTTCATTCATTCCTTTTGAACTGTCTACAGCAGCCTGATAAAGTAAGTTCAGTTGCACAATCTCTTCCTGTGCTGCCTGCTGAGAATCAAGCATGGCCTTTTTATAATTTTCCAAAGCCTCCTTATTGTTGTCAATAGCTTTTTTACCGCTGATAAGCTCTTTTACCCAGTTTGCAATATCCTTTCCAAACACAATACCCAGCGATATGGCGGCCACAAGTGCCGTCTGCCAGCTGAATATTGAACTGGCCAGCTGTTTCCATACCGGCACACCCTTTTGTCCGGATGCAGCAAGAAGTTCGTTCTGCTTTCGCACATCGGCAATGGCATCTGCCAGCATAGGAAGGTTGTTTGAAATTGCCAGGATAAACATCTGCGGTCCCATGGCAAGTGAAGGCAGCTCTCTAGCTACCTGGCTGAACTGCATCTTCAGGTTGTTTGTCTTACGGGTTACGGCTTCGGTGTCGATGTCAATATATCCGGGGTTATTGGATATATCTTGTTGCACTTTTTTATACTCTCTCAATCCTACTTCAAGCCTATTTATTCTTCCTGTCAATGCTTGTATTCTAGCTAAATCCTGAGAATAATTTTTGCCCGAATGAATATTATCTTGCATTATTTTTTGTTGTTCAGCACGTACTTTTCTTAATGCAGAGATAAGTTGCAAAGTCTGATTCTCCACGTCATCTATATTCTTACCAACAGATTGCAAACCGGATTTGGTAAGATCTTCCATAAATATCTCGAGCTTTACGGGTACTGCCATGATTCCAATTTATAATGATGAATAATCAGTCCTTTACCGCATAATTGGTAAAGAACTCCATCGGGTTCATCCCCTTTGCCGTGTTCGTGTTATCTGTTTGTTTGTGACTGTTTCTTTGTTTTTCACGTTCCTCCATTTCACGGATCTGCTGATTAATGTCCGGTTTCTTCGGAGGAACCCAGTGAGGCATGTCTGCCATCATGAGCTGAAGTGTAACTACATTTACCTTATCCAGAATGTAGTCAATGCTCCATCCTGTTTCCGTGGCCAGCTGACCTACTACGCCGAAAAGGCTATGCGAAGGTTCCGTGTGTCCCTTCTTTAACTCCTCTTGTCGTTTGCGCTCTCGTTCCGGCTCGCTAAGGGCTGCATCTTGTTCAGAGCTGCTGCCGATGCGATAATAATCCCGAAAGACGTGGTAGATGTACTGTTCAGCACCTGTCGCCAGGAGGCTGCAAGTTCGTCGGGTGTCATCAGTTCCCGGAGCATCCAGGCCACCGGGCGGTTCAGCACTCTTCCCAGTACAGGCCCTCTCACGATTCCGTATGCTACAATGCGGCTGATGTCCTTTCCATGCAGGAAGACAAACCGGATACGCTGGTCCAGGTCGTATGCGTCATATTCTTCAGGAGTCACCCCGATTCGGAGATAACGCTTGCTGATTCGTATCAGACTGCGTGTGGTAGGTGTCTTCATCGTAATGCGGAACGGACGTTTTCGAAGTACCGTATGAAGCGGCAGGCTGATTCCCCCGTCACTGAGGGAGATGCCTGCCAGCAGTTCTATATCTTGTGCCTTCATACTTATCCTTTTGCGTCTTCGACTGAGTCAATCGCATCAAAATCTTCTGTACCAGGAGGATAAGTACGATAACGTCTGTCCTTCCCGTCTGCGGGTTTCAGCATATCCACACGGATACCCATTGCCAGCACATTCTGCATGTTAATTCCATTCTGGAATCCATTGCGGCTCAGACGTGCATTAAATATGCGGAAACCATGTCCAGAATGCATGGTGATGGTGAGCACACCGTTAGCTAGCATTTTTGCAGGCGGTGTATAAGAGCCGTCCGCTCCGGCTTTTCCACCGAACACATCCACCATACTCTGCGCATTCAGTTGGATAAGGTTCATTGTAAACGCATCGCTTCCCGGGTTGGTCATGATGCTGTCTACAGGTCCGTCTAGTACCTGTGCTGCGAATACATCCAGAAAACTAGGTGCGTTTCCCGCAGGCTGCATCCCGTTTTCATCCAGCCAGGCCAGTGTCTTTTCCTGTCCTTCTTCTCCCGCAGCCTTGAATGTCACTTTCGCCACGCCGTACATCAGTCCGTTGCTTGTATCTGCCATAATATTATCGTTTTTAATCGTGTTTTAAATATCGTTTAATCAGTTGCCAGATAAAGAAAATTCCCAGTATGGTCAGGGCTGTTCCTGTCAGCCATCCCTGCACTCCAGGGCGTGTTTCCTTCACTTCATTACTCACAGTTTCATCGCGTATGCGGTGGTCTGTTTCCGTACGAGTCAAGGTCACCTGTCTTCCTATACTGTCGGCTGTAGCTGTGACGTTCACGCCACCTTCTCCGTCTGACTTTATATCTATGTTCAGACTGTCATTCCGATAGCTCAGCCCGAATCCGGCAGGAAGCTTACTCAGGTTCAGCCACTGCTCCGCACTCACCGAGCAGGTCGCCGTCCTCTTCGGGACCGGCTCGTAAGTTGTTTGCTCGGTTACGCTCGTTCGGAGGCTGTCCGAGCGGACGGTTTCCGAGCTGGCCTTTCTGCTGCTGGCGCATCCAGATGATAGCAGGACAGCGGTCAGCATACCTGCAAGTATGTAATTTGCGTAAAGCCGTTTCATGATTGATATTCCGTTCGTTTTGTTTTCGTAGTTGTTTGCTTAATTCCAATACCGTGGCACTGAGGTCGTCATATAAAGCCTTGTAAGTGCCCTCGGTTTCCTTTACCGCGCGGACCTGGTATACTTTTCTGTCACGCCACCAGGCAATGGCAGTTACCAGCCAGCCGGCAGGAGCCAGCCAATCCATGAGTGGCTGTAACAGGGTCCAATCCATAATGCTCTACTCTTTTTTAAACAGTGCCCCGATAGCCTTAATCACATCATAGAATCCGCATCCGCTGAGTCCGGCCGCCAGTCCGTAAATCAGCACCTGCCACCAGATATAACCTGTAAGTAACGGAGTGAGCTGCAAAAGCCATGCAATAATACATACTACCATGCCCACACCGCATGAAATCAAAATTTTGGCCAGCTTGCTTGCGGAAATAGCCGGAACAACCTTCATAATCTGCGTAACAATCATAGATACAAGACCTACGATTCCGGTAAAGCTTCCCAGGTCGATAAGGAACGATGTTTCAGGTTCTGCAGCCGGAAGTACGGTCTGCGCAAATGAAGCCAGTGTAATCAGGCACAGGCTGAAAAATAAGATAATCCGTTTCATTTTGTTGTGCTTTAAAGTTTTAATGTCTGTTTTCTGTTGTTTCCGTCGCGCTTGTAAGACACATGCACCCACGAAAAATTCTTTTCGTCAATCAGCTGGTCGAAAGGCAGATTCTCACGGATGTACTCAAAGAGCTTGCGGTTCTCTTCCCTGCTTCCTGCCGTAATGTCGGCAGCTTCTCCTTTCAGATGCTGGCTGCCTGACGCACCTCCTACCAGCCGGTTCAGTTGCGGACAACGGTACCCTGAATTGACGGTAACAGGTTTTCCGTACCATTCACGAAGAGGGTCAAGCACATTGTCGGCAAGGGCTTTCAGATTACCCGCCTCCTGAAGAGGCGGTGTATTCTTTATTCCATGAGCGTCGGCGGTGGTACTGGCACAAAGTTCACCCATTGTAAAGTGTTTCATCCTTCAGTCCTCCTTATGCTCCAGCATTAGAAATTTGTACATACTTCTTTCCGGTCCACATCAGTACAGTACTATCGTTTGCGGCACATTCCACACCGCCTATCGTCTGTTTGTTTGATGCGTGTTCGTTGTTCACAATCAGCAAGGAGCCAGGCTGTACCTGTGTGTTTACAGTATAAGTACCTGCAGAAGCAGCACTGTCGAACGTCATTACCTGCGGATTGGTATCATGCGTAATGTGTGAACTGTCGGTTGGCTTACGGTTTACTGCAATCGGAAAAGGAATACGCTGACAGCGTTCTCCTTCTTCCGTGTAAGGAGCGGTAAAATCAAATGTACGTCCTGATTTACTATTCAGATAACTCATAGTCTTATCGTTTTTTTAAAGGTTTGTTACTCATGCTTTTTAGTTACAATAGCTCCCAGATATTTCCCGGTAGTAGGCAGTGCCAGTCCGCGCATGTTAAAGCCGATTACATCACCCCGGTATTCCGGGTCATTCAGTCGGTAGTACATGTCGAAATTGCTCTTTGCGGCGCCTACGGCCTCCTTATAGAAGAAGGTTGATGCTATTGCGTCCGTACTGTTTACCGGTGCGCCGTATGCCACACGTTGTCCGCTATCCCCGTTGTAACGTGGGGTCATTGCGGTGATATATACCTTGAAGTTGAACATCGAGCTGCCGTTAAAGAAGCTTTTGTACATTTCCAGATCCTGCTTGCGGAGGTCGGCTGCATGCCACGGGTGAAGCAGGAGAATACGGCCTTCTGTCGGCATATCCATCAGGTTGCACTGGGTATCCAGCTTCAGAAGTTCTTCATAGGTGAAAGCATAGTACGTATTGTTGATGCTGCTCTTCTCTCCGGTATTCACCACACTGACTGGAGTGGTTTCTGTATTTTTAGCCGGTGACCAGTTGTAGCCAGCCATCTTTGCGAATTTTGTCTGCAACGACACACGGTGTCCGCGGATGACACTTTCGCGCTTACCAGCCGATTCCTCCACTTCGATAGCGTTGATGTGTACGGTATTTTCCGTATCAAAACGTTTCATCTCCAGTTTGTGCGGGATGTCCTCACGTCTTACAATCGGGATAGGCCATACTTCGTTGTTCTCAATTACTTCCGGATTTACTCCTGCTTCCTGAAGGTTCAGGAAACCGTTGTCGGTCCACGCATCGAGATTGCGTCCTTCCGAAACGAACGAAGTATCCGGGATAAACTGCTCCTCGATTCCGGGGAGCCAGATTTCTTTGTTCAGTCCTGCCATGTTTTCTCTGTTTTAAATGGTTTGTAAAAACGGTTTAAGCCGGCTCATGCCCGTAAGCTTCACGGAACTTCTGACGGTAAAGTTCCTTATCCTGCTTCAGTTCTTTCAGGCGGTCGGCTTTCAGAATATCCTGGAAAGTCATGTCACGCAGGGTTATTGCACCTGACTTTCCTTCAGGAATAACCTGTGTGGCTACTGTCTGCCGTCTGGTAATGGAAGACAGACGTACGGAAGCATTTTCAAAATCATTCTCCAGATCTTTCAGCCATGCGTCACGTCCGGAAGCGTCGATACGTCCGTCCTTTACGGCAGTATCCACCAAAGCGACAGCCTGTGTCTTTCTAGCTTCACGTTCCTTTTGTTCATAGGTGTCCAGTTTTACCTGTAAATTCTTGTTTTCTGTTTTCAGTCCGGCTATTTCCGACTGATACTGGTCGCGCAATGCGATTAGTTTGCGCACTTCTTCGGCGATTGCCTGCTCGCTGGCCGAATCGGACAGACGCAGCATCTGTGTAATTACACTCATATTGTTTCCTTTTTTAGGGTTGATATTCGCATCGTTTATATTGTCAGTCAGACGGATTACGGTATTCCGGTCCGACAGGTCAATCCGTTTTCCTGTTATACGGTCGTACATGGCCAAAGCATTGTGATTCGCTCCAATCGGACAGATTGATATTTCACGGAGTGTCCAGCGTGTAATGGTAGGTCCGGTCTGTCCGTCCAGTTTCATCAGTTCGTCATCCGTAGCTTCTTCCGGAGGCCATGCTCCTACAGATGCCATACGAAGAAATCCACGCTCTACCTTTCCGGCTATCTCAGCGGCTTTTGGGTCGTCTGTATCAAATACGATTTCCGCCACTATGGTCCCGCTTTCCTTATATACCTTGTCGGCACGGCCTATTGGCGTTTCCCAGTCATTATGGTTATACAGTATGACGGGATTTTTCTCAAATTCCGTCAGGTTGGCTCCATCTGTCAGCATACGGAAACCGTAGGTGTTGACCGATTCGTCGTGTACGGTAAATTTGTATGATTTGTTCATTGTGCTCATGCTTGTTTATCGCAAAATTCGGGTGAAAAATTGAATCAGGCAAATCAGGTTGTAAGCGTTACATCCTGTAATGTAACGAGTTACATAAATAGGGAAAGCATTACAAGCCGATTGGTACAATTCATTGGAACTGTCTACCTTTGTTTAAAAAATAACACAAACCGACATGACAAACAACCTTACAAACCAACAGAAAAAAGACTGGGCAAAGTTGCTGTTCATTCAGGAAGGCATGACTTTTCAGGATATTGCGCAGAAAGTGGGCGTAAGCCGTATAACCGTAGGAAGATGGGCCGAAAAGGAGAACTGGGAGATGTTGCGTGCGGCTGTCACCTCCACCCGTGAGGAACAGATACGCCATCTGTATATGCAGATAGCCCAGATAAACAAGGCTATCAGCGAATCGGACACCAAATATGCCACACCTGCCCAGGCAGATACTATCAACAAACTGTCTGCCGCCATCGCCAAAATGGAGGGCGACTTCGGCATCGCAGACATTATCGGAGTAAGCAAGAAGTTCCTGACCTGGCTGCGTGCCCGGAATCCTGAAAAGGCGATTGATATTTCATCCGAGTTTGACGAATTCATTAAAACACAACTGAAATGATATGGCAAGACAGAAACTGACCGGAAAAAACAAACAGCTTGTAGAAGACTGGGAAGAATTCCTGCAACAGGTGCGTACACTGACTGCGGTAGACTTTACCATGAGCGATACAGAGAAAGCCAGAAAGCTGAAAGAGCTGGAGACCGATCCGATAGCATGGATGAAATTCTTCTTCTACAAGTTTGCCAAATATGAGTTTGCAGGCTTCCAGAAGAAGGCCATTCGCCGTATCATAAATCATTCGGACGGTAACTGGTACGAGGTGCTTTCGTGGGCGCGTGAGCTGGCAAAAAGTACCATAGTAATGATGATTGTGTTATACCTTGTGATTGTGAAGAAGAACAAGCGGGTGATAATCCTTGCCTCTGCCACCAGCGATGCGGCTATCAAGCTGCTCAACGTGTACCGTGCCCAGTTCGAGGCTAACGAACGACTGCGATACTTCTATGGTGACATGAGAGGGACAAAATGGACGGAAGATTATTTTATCCTTTCAAACAGGGCTTCGTTTATGGCTATGGGATGGGGACAATCTCCGCGTGGTGTGAAACTGGACGAAGTGCGACCTGACCTGCTGCTCATGGACGACTACGATACCGACGAGGAATGCCGGAACATCGAAGTGCTGAACAACAAGTGGCGATGGTTTGAGAATGCCTTATTCTTCACCCGTTCCATCAGTGAGGCATTGCTGACCATCTGGACGGGCAACATAATTGCTAAAGACTGCTGCGTGGTACGTGCGGGAAACAAGGCTCGTGAACTGGCAGACCGTGAAAAGCCGTTGGGACATTGGGACATTATCAACCTGCGTATGGTAGATATCAACCATCCTGACCCGCAGGAAGACTATCGGAGCGGGAAATCGGTATGGCCCGAAAAGAACAGTGAAGAAGCCGTCGATGAAGTGCTGGCCCAAGTCAGCCTGGCAGCCGGCCAGAAGGAATGTTTCAATAACCCTGTCATTGAAGGACATTATTTCGATGAAATAAAATGGGGAGAATGCCCGCCTGTACATAAATTGAAATACATTGTCAGCTATGGTGATCCGGCATACAGCAACAAGGTCAGCAAGAAAGCCGCACAAAACTCCTTCAAGGCAAACATCCTGTGCGGACTGTATGAAGGTACGCTGTATGTGTACACCTGTTTCCTTCAGCATGTCACCAACGATGAATTTGTGAACTGGTACTACTATCTGCAAGACTATGTGAAGGAGCGTGCCCAGCTGCGTTGCTTCATCGAAAACAACACCCTTCAGGACCCGTTTTACGAGCAGGTGTTCAAGCCTATCTTCCTGTACAAGGGAAAAGAACGTGGATTCTACATCAATATCAGTCCGGACGAACGGAAGAAACCGGAGAAGTTTGCCCGCATCGAAGGAAACCTGGAACCGTTGCACCGGGCGGGGAGACTGGTCTTTAACATTAAAGAGAAAGACAATCCTCACATGTTGCGGCTTCAGGAACAGTTTAATCTGTTTGATGACGGACTCCCGTCACCGGCTGACGGACCTGATGCAGTGGAGGGAGGATACTACATGTGCCAGCAGCTTTCAGCCAAGATTGAAACGGGAAGTATCTGGTACGGCAAAAGACATACAAACAAAAAAAGATTCTAAGATTATGGCATACCTGACAACAGAAGATATGTACACACATATCTACCAGGAAAACATTGAAACTATAAGTCACGGCGATGAGGCGATTATGCTTTCTGCCATTGATGCCGCCATAGAGGAAGCATCCGGTTATCTTACCAAGTACGATACACAAGCCATCTTTTCGGCCACAGGCAGCGCACGAAACGCCATCCTGCTGCTGTTCGTAAAAGATATTGCGGCATGGCACTTCGTCAACCTCTGCAATGCCGGTGTCGACCTGGAACTGCGTGAGAAACGGTACAACCGGGCTATCGAATGGCTGGAGAACAACCAGAATCGTAATAACCCTAATCTTCCTGCCAAACCGGACAGTACGGACTGCGGACATGCTCCGGGATGCAGTTGCCAGATGGATTACGGAAGTAACAGAAAGCGGGACAATCATTTTTAAACGATACGATTATGGCAAAGAAAAATAAAAAGAATTATAGGGGAAAGGCTGCCATGCCCGACCCGACAACAGTAAGCAAGGCACTGCCTACCCCTATTTACAGTACTCTTGTACTTACGCCTCCCAGACGGGAAATAAATGACATAGGAAACTGGAAATCAGCTCTACGTGCAGCCGATATAGGTATCCGTTTTCCATTGTATGATCTGTACTCCAGTATCCTGCTTGACGGTTCCGTAACGGATGCCATCAATAAGCGTATAGAGGCAATTACTGATGCCGATATTAATTTTATCACGAAAGACGGAAAGCAGTCAGACGTGATGGAAAACCTTATCAATTCGCTGGAGTTCGAGCGGATGCTGGAAAGCATCATGTGGAGCCGCTTTTGGGGGATATCCGTGGATGAATTTACATTCACTCCGGAATTTGACTTCAACTCAATCCCGCGAAAACATATCCGCCCCAAAGAAAAGGTCATCGTACGCCAACAGGGAGACAATGACGGAATCAGCTATGCCGGTGACGATATGATTATCCAGTGGGGACGAGATGATGATTTGGGGCTTTTGCTGAAAGTCGCTCCATACGTTATATATAAGCGGGGCGGTTTTGGCGATTGGGCACAATTTGTTGAACTGTTCGGTATGCCCATCCGTATCGGAAAATATAACTCTCTGGACGATACGAGCCGCAGGATGTTGATTGAGGCATTCGAGACAGCCGGTTCCGCACCTTATATGGTAGTTCCGAAAGAAAGTGAAATAGAAACCACCCTGATGAGCGGAACGACCAACGGAGCCCTTTACGATGATTTCCGGAAGGCGTGCAACGAAGAAATACTGATTACGATTCTGGGGCAGACCATGACCACACAGAGCGGTTCATCACTCAGCCAAAGCCAGGTGCATCTGGCTGTTCAGGAAAAAAAGCACCGCAGCGACCGGCGTTTTGTTATCCGCATGCTGAACAAGTTTTTTGTGCCGTTACTGGAGAAACGCGGATATCCGGTACGTGATGGAAAGTTCTCTTTTGTAGACAAGAAAGACGAACTTTCCGTGACAGACCTGAAAACACTGAGCGAAATACTTCCCATTCCCCGTTCGTGGGCATACGAGAAGTTTGGTATACCGGAACCGAAGAACGATGAGGACATTCTGCAAAGCCTGCATCCGGTGGAATCCGTACAGCAGCCTTTTGTCAACGGAAGCAAGAAGCCTCGTACGGACGAGGTTCAGGAGCCGAAGAAAGATCCGGGAAAAGACAACGAGCCGCCTGTACGCAATACGGACAAACAAAGTCTTTGGGAATGGATAAAAGGTTTTTTCGCAGAAGCCCCGACGGGAGCCGGGGCTGGCACAATCCGCATGAAGGATGATTCGGATCTTGACGAAAAGATAGCCGATGAAGTGTGGAACGGTGAGGAACTGTTCTCACCTGATCTGTTCAGGTTCTTTTCCGGAGAGTTTTTAAATGCAATTGAAACATCATTTAAATCAGACGTAAGAAACATTGATACAGGCTTTGCCTACAATGCTCCCGATGATGTATTCCGTACTGCCATGGAAACCAACCTCTACCACTTCAGTGCAGCCAAGACGCTTGCGGAAATCCAGGAACTTAATCGTCTGTTCCGGGAAAGCGGAAGTTACCCTGAATTTATGGAAAAGGCACAGCAGGTGACAAAAGCGTTTAACCGGACGTGGCAGCAAACCGAATACGATACTGCCGTACTGACGGCAGAAGCCACTTCGCAGTACCGCAGACTGATACAGAACAGAAACGTATTCCCATACTGGCAGTATCTCACCGTAGCCGATGGCCGTGTACGTGAGGAACATCAAAAACTGCACGGAGTGATTCTTCCGGCTAATGACGAACTCTGGAACAAGATATATCCTCCAAACGGATGGAACTGCCGTTGCCGTGTACGCGGACTTATGACATTTCAGGTAGAAGGTGAGGATTTGGCTACTATGCGCCAGAGGGTATTGGACTTTCTGACGACCAGAGAATGGAAAATGCAGGCAGCCCAAGGATGGGGAGTAAACCGTTGTGACACCGCACAGATATTCACTTCCGACCAGATGTATATCCGCAAGTTTCCGGAACAGGCCGCATCCTATTTGAAAAAGATGACTGCCGACCGCTGGAAACAGCCTACCGTACAACAGATGAAGGAAAGTGCGCAGACTGATATGCCGCCACGTGTGGAACGGGATGAAAAGCAGCTATGGGAGGAAAAGGCTGTTGACGGAGTGATTTCGCTGACCGATTATGACGGACGGAAGATAGTCATATACGAAAAACAGTTTTTCGGTCATACTTCCGCAAAAGGAAGAGATAACCGTATTGCACTGTGGAATGCCATGCTCGATACGCTGATGGATCCTGACGAAGTATGGTTGAACAACGAGATAGAAAAGAATTCGCTCGAAAAGGCAGAACAGCTTGACACCTACTGTCTGCTGAAATTCTATCGCGATGAGGTGGTGGCCGTAAACTACAAGATTGAGGGTGAGGCACTGGTTTTGAAAACGTGGTACATCATGCAGACCAATCTGAAAGGAAAGACCGTAGCGTATATGAAAAAGAACATCTGGGACAAACGCCGGTGGGGACTACTCATAAAAAAACGCTGAAGTATGTCTTTGCTTCCGTCCGAACCGTAAAAGAGAGTCATCCCGTAATTCTCCGCCCGCCCGGATTGGATAACCGGTGTCATACCTCAACTTGAATTTCTCTGACCGAACCTTGCGTCTTTCCATTTCTTGCGGCTGCCCCCCGCCAAACCAAGGTAGGGCCCCATCTAGTCCGCTTGTCAGAACATTACAAAGATAATGTTTTTAATTTTTAATTGAAAAACAAATGAATACAAACGATGAATTTGCAAGAAAAATAGCCCAGGCAATGAGTGCGCTCCCCCAGCTGATAGCGGAAGAAGCCAAGGAATATTCCAGGACCAGGTTCTCAGAAAAGTCTTTCGACGGTAAACCATGGCCGGCACTGAGTCCGAAATACAAGCCGAAGAAAGGAACCATGCTGGTACGCAGCGGAAAACTGCAAGGCAGCGTGCGTGTGTCAAGGGTAACCCCTAAAAAGGTAGTCATTGCCGCCGGAAACAGCAAGGTTCCCTACGCACAGGTTCACAACGAAGGTTTTACCGGAAGCGTAGTGGTAAAGGCTCACACACGTAAGCTGAAAAGACAAGGAAAGAAAAAGAAAAGAACTGTCGAGGTGAAAAGCCATATACGGAAAATGAATATTCCCCAAAGACAGTTCATGGGCAACTGTACCGAACTGGAACGTAAATTAAAAACAGTAAGCGAACAACTTTTTAAATCCATATTGAAATGAAGAAAGAATACCTGAGCGATTTACTCGAACTGCTGGAAACGGAAGTGCCTGAACTCCGTTGGATTGATGCTGACGAAGGTCAGCTGGATTATTACACCGATGAACGCCCGCCGGTGGCATGGCCCTGTTGCCTGGTAGAACTTTCCATGCCCGACACACGTGACTTGTCTTCCATGGGTACAGTTCCCCAACGATGTACCCTGCGAACTGTGCTTACCATTGCCTTTAATGATTGTGCAAGCCTGAACACAAACGCTCCGGAATCCGTGCGGGAAACGGCTCTGAAACGTTTTGACTTGCTGGAAAAAATAAAGCAGTCCATACATGGACGGTGGTTTGACCATTTCCAGCAACCATACATGCGACGTAGCTGTGTACCTCAGAAAAGGGAGGACGGATTGAAAGTATATGAAATGGTATTTGAAGCGGCTGTAATCGAATAGTCAGAATTTCCATGTAGGAAACATCTTCTGAAGCTGGCGTGCCGTCACCTTACGGCGGCAAAGGTCCGTATAGAAATCCGCATTTTCCATCAGCGCGTTCTGAATGGTTCTCTCGTCCACAAAGAACTCATGTTCCGCCAGTATCACTGTCACATCGTCAGGCCGGCGGCGCATGATTTCTTCCCAGTAGTATTTTCGCGCCACCATCGCACGGTTACGTAGCGCCAGACGCTCCTTCCTGTCTGATGCCATTCGCTTGAGAGGAAGAGTTATCTTCCGTGCTATATTTGAAAGCGAAATCGTATTTTCCGGGAACAAATCAAGCTGAGAATCCATGATAATGTTTTCTGCAAAAATACGAAAAAACACACATAAAATAGCATATTCATGCATCTTTTCACATGCATACAACGCTACAAGGACGATATGTAATTACTCGGGGAACTTTAGTTTATGAATAATTAAAAATGAAAATCCCCGGCATCCGGTTTTGGGTGTCGGGGATTTTGTTAGTCTTCGATGTAATCATCTAATAAGAGAAGGTCTCTCATGTAAAGGTCTCTTTGATACTTTGATCTAAAGTCATTTCTAAGAATTTTCCAACTTCTTGGATGTTCTGCTTTTTTACATTTTATCGCAGGCTTATTTGTATCGTCAGCCCTGATAATAACAAAGCCTGATTTACATACTTTTTCTTGATCGTTCGCGTCCATAATTAGTCCTCCAATATTTTTAAGACCTGACACAATGCGCCTTCGAGAATATCAATTCTATTCAACATTATGTCATATAACCTTTCATATTCTTTATCTTCATAAACTTTTTCACATTCACTTTCTTTTGATGAAGAACATTCCAAATAACTATGACATAAATTGCATATTTCATGAAGAGTTGTGTCTACAGGCTTACCTTTTAAAGTCGCTTCTACAGATGTGGATATTTTATATTGAACTGTTTCCATATTAATCACTTGTTATTGTGTAAATACCTTCTTCGCATGATTCGATTCTCATTTCTATCTCACTCTTCACATCTTCCAGGACTTCCATCGCTCCTTCGTTTGTAAAGTCTGAAAGAACCTGGTCGATGAAATCCATTATCTGTTCTTTTTCGCTCATATTTATTTCCTATTGTACATCGTCTACTTCGTATTCCCAACTCATTGCGTCTCTTTCGCTAATATGGTCAGCCATCCATTCCATTGCCGCATTTTCTTCATCACTCATATTTAAAGCTTCTGAGTCAAATAAACATCCATTCATCAAACCCTCATATACATCATCAGGTACTTCTACATTTTCAAACCCAGCAGTATATTTTACTGTTACTTGTAGATTTTTTATCGTTTTCATAAATCAAGGATTTCAATTTTTAGACTATTCTTTAAATCACACATCATATCGATTGTGTCGTTATTAGCTACTTCAAAGCAGATACCCAATAATTCCGGGTTCTGCTGTGAGCGTTGCACCTTCAGGTCGCAGGGACGGCTGTACTTAATCCACACGAACATGAACTGACTGATCATGCTGTAGTGAATCTTCGCCGCCACCCTGCGAGGCTTGAACAGATTAAGGTTCTGGTTCTGCATAGGGTTCTATATTTTTAACCACCTGTCCGCTGAGCCAGATACGTCCGCTTCCCTGGCATTGCGGACACACCTTCTGTTGCGGATATTCCCTTCGGTGATCCTTTTCTGCATACACGGTCACTGTACCGGTGCCTCCGCACTGACGGCAGAGGCATACCCGGCGATGGATATAGGTCTTTTCTGTTTTCATCTTTTATCTGCGTTTTCAAATTCGGGTTTTACATCGGGGTCTGCTTCGTAGGGATACACGTCCATGATAGCGGTTTCCGATACGGAAGCAATCACGTAGTCGGCCAAGGTTTCCTTCATGCCTTCGTCCAGCTTCTTGATTGCATCGCGAAGGTCGGCAGCCTGTACCAGCACATTAAAGGCAGTACGCTTTTCTGCTCCGCTCTTTTCGTCGAGTGTGATAAACCAAAGTTTGCACTTAAACCAGCGGTCGGCAGACTCCTCTTCGCTTGGGAACAGTTCATTGTAGTTTGCTTTAGCAACTCCGGCCACCTCAAACTCACCGCTGATATAAGGTGTCATTTCTTCGATGATACGGCTTTCAGCTTCGGTAAAGCTGAGTGCGTCTACCAGATAGGGTTCAGTTACTTTCTTGTTCATTCCGTTTTCCATTGTCTTTTCGTAACGGATTTTGCATGTAAACCAATTGTGCATCATAATTTTTCTGTTTTTGTTGAGTTCTTAAATATTACGTTAGTGTGGTCTCTTCTCGAATCGTCCATACATTTAAGGTCTTTCTCGTAGCAGCTAATGGCGTGCTCAAAAAACCAGCATCCTCTGCATGCATTTTCCGGATCTTCCACTTCAGCCACTTCGAGTGTATGTCCGCTATAGATAAAAGTTTCTCCTAATTTGTGTTCCATGATTCTTTGATTTTTTTGATTAGTTCATCCCATCCTTTCCGCGCCATGCGTGGTTCCATCCAGCAGAGCCAGCCCATAATGTCGAGAATTTTTCCTGTCAGTTTCAGGATAAATCCCAACACAATGACCGGACCAAGAATAACAGAAAAGGATGTGAACAGGATGATTTGTGTACGATTGTTCATTATTCCAGGTAATAGGTGATTACGATTATGTTGTTACGAAGGACTACGACTCTCATCCCATCCCCACCATCTACGATGTAAACGAATGTAGATGTGCTGTTCATTATCAGTTTATCTTTCCTCAGCGAGAGTATCTTTCCAATGATTATTTGTTTCAGACGGTCGTAGTCGTAGAATCCAACCTCATGAATTGGTCTTACATATATCCTTTTCAGGTATTCATGCAGCTTAATCATCCAGCGCGGCCACTTGTCGCGCCGGATGGGTGAATTAAAGGTTAGTTCTGCCATTGTTGTTTTTCTTCCATCCATTGAGTTTATATACCAAATCTTTTGCATCCTCCGGAGAGTGGCACTCCGCAATTGGAGTGCCTGTGCATATAGTATCCGTGTATTCATTACGATACACAATCCATAGAGGACCGCGACGGAGATAACTGTACTTAGGCCGTTTGCACCGCATCGCTTTCCTTTTTGGGCTCCACAAAGAAAGATTCGTCCTGTACGACTTCTACTCCGATATTGTCAAACTGTTCCGCAACTTCCGGAACGTCACGGTCGGCCAGCAGCTTGTCCTTTGCCAGTTCCTCTGTGGTGCGAATGTATTGTGGAAGGAACTCTTTACAGAGATTCGTCACGGCTGCCCAGGTGAATCCTTTCCGGTTTTTCAGCTTCGGGTTACCTGTACGGAATCCGATGATACCGTGTGCAGATTCCAAACTCTTTTTCTTGCTGAACAACGTATCCTTGTTTTCTGTGGCGTAGGTCTGCATTACTTCGAATGAACTGTCTTTTGTCGCGTTCAATTCTGCCAGCTGGTCTGCATACTTCTCACGGATCTTTGTCATTTCCTGGTCCATCTTCGCAGTGAGAGACTGGACCTTTGCGTCAGCCATCGCAAAATCAGCAAATGCCTGTTCGTACTGTTCGCGGCTTACTCCGCTGATTACTGTTTTCTTGGTTCTTTTTGCCATAATTAATTCAGTTTTAATGATTGTTTAAATGATTAGTAATTAATAGATTCTTTTTCCATTTCGTCCGCCTGCTCATCGGTCACCTGCAAAGCCTCAAACGTGAGTATGAAATTCCCTTTCCTTACCACGGAGTTAAACCAGTTCTCGATGATGGAGGCACGACTGGCAAAGTCAGCTCCGTCGCGTATAGGTGAACACGCAAGCGTCTCTTGTGGTGTACGCAAACGGATGAAAATACGCCTGTATGGTTCCCTTCCATCAATCAGAGCCTTTGGACTTCCTTTCTCACCCGGCATTCCTATTCCATACTTTACGGGGTCTATCTTCCCCTCACGTGATAGCACTTCGTTCCATTCTTTCTTTTCCATATACTTTCAATTGTCAATTAGTTCGTCTTCCATTGCCGCCATGTCATATTCCATTTTCATGGCTTCGTCTGCCTGTTGTCCGCAGAAGTTCTCCAGTTCCCGGAGTATGGTTACACGGTCGCAGAAGTCAAACTGCTGCATCTGTTTCATGATTTCGTTCTGGATTTGTTCAATTGTCTTTTCCATAGCTATTCCTTGTTTGATTTACTGTCCTTGTAATCTTTTACTACCGGACTACCAATCAGCTCTCTCCTGCTGTAATATACGCTACGCCCTTTTTGGTATCCGGTTATCAGTCCTTTGTTGGCCCATCTCTTTATAGTGGTTTTTCCACATCCAATCAGCCTGCACGCATCGGCCTGTCCTATCAGGTCATCGGGTGCTTCTGATATATCCTTTCTCGGTACTTTTTCTAAAGAACCTACCCTTAATCCAAGTCTTCGCTCCACCCTATCCAGTCTCCGAAGCAATTTTTTATATTCCGAAAGACTGAGAGTTATTGTGTCCTCTTCTTCCTCCTCTTCCGGTTCATCTTCCAAATCCGGACAGATAGCGCTGATGCCAATCTTTCCAGCGAGGAACTGGGCCGCATCGCGTGCGGCATAGAAAAGAGTTTCGTTGCGTTCGTCCTCCGGAACGTCTCGCATATACTGATTGAATACCCATGATTCGCTACGCTTCATTTCCAGCACTTCCACCTGTATCCGGCTCGCTGCGTCGTTATAAGACTTCAAGTGCTCGATGGCACGGTTTATCTGTGATTGCTTTCTCATATCATTCCTCCTTTCTGGCCATTGCCTCAAATTGTCTTTTTACTTCCTTCAGCTCCTCCAGCGACATTTCCGTCAGGTTCTTGCGGAACTTGCTGCGTGTGCGGCAGAACTGGTTTATCTTCGCTTTGTTCATCTCAAAGTCTGATTCCGTTTCATTCGTATAGTTCTTGTTCAGACAGGAAATACGAAACGAAAGGGAGAATATCTGTTTCACCAGGGCACGTGCCTGTTTTCGGATGCGGTCGGATTCCTCACGATTGAAACGGGTTAGAAGCAGTCCGGCTTCTTCCTTTGTAAGTCCAGCGGTGCTGTCGGTGCGGCCAGCTGTGAACTGGCTGATAAACCCGTGACGGTCTTCATCTGAAAAACCCATCTTGTGAAACTGGGCTTGCAGTGCCTTGATCTGTTGCGGGGTAACTGTTCGTTCTTTCATTGTTGTTCTCAT